TGAGCATCGGCAACACACGACGGACTTTGACCGTCTTGTCTTTTGCCCCTAATGATGTTGTCACTGCAACTGGCAACGAAACAGGGGTTGACCTTCTGGACTATGAAGGTGACATCACTTTGATTCTTGACGCTGAGGCTGGTGGTTCAGGCATCACCTATGCAGTCAAGGTGCAGGATTCGGCTGACAACAGCACTTTCGCTGATGTTACTGATGCTGCTTTCACCACCACTACAGCTAACACAGCTCTCGTTGAGACTCTCACCGTTAACACCGATGAGATCAAGCGTTATGCCCGTGCTGTCATCACTGTTGCTGGTGGCACAGGTGCAGGCGCTGTAAGCGTGACTGCATTGGGACGCAAGAAGTACAACTGATCCTGACTCTCGCCCCTGGCTATCCAGGGGCATTTTTATATGGCACTGAATTTCCAAGAGGACCTCGACGCCTTTTTTGATACTCCGGGTTTCACGGTTCCAGTAGTTTTTGGTGCAACGACTGGAGTTGGGTATTTTGAGTCGCCAGACGAAATTATTGCTGATGGCGTAGTCATGACGACTGACTATGCGGTCTTGGTCAAGACTTCTGACTTTTCAGCCGTTGTAAGCAACGATTCAATGACAGTAGATGGTGTCGCTTACACCGTCAGAGAGCCGATGCTGCTAGATGACGGCAAGATCATGCGCATAATGTTGATGAAGGTTTGATGGGTGCTGATTCATGACCACAAAGCGGGAAAACATCCTTGCAACCATCAAAACGACTCTGGCGAACACCAGCGGGGTTGGCGACAGGATTTATAGAAGTCGTGTTGAGCCTCTAAGTCGTGGGGAATCTCCAGCGATTGTCATTGAACCGATAAAAGATGACGCCGAGCAAAATACAAGTCTTCCAACCCTGGATTGGACGTTACGGGTTCGGGTTTCAGTGATTGAAATTGCAGCTGTTCCTGATCAAGCGGCTGATGACACAGTCGAATCTCTCCATAGCAAAATCATGTCTGATTTGACTGTTGGGGGTTACGCCATTGACGTAAGGCCATTCAGAACTGAGTTTGAATTCGTTGAGGCAGACCAGCCACTAGGCATTATTTCTAACGAGTACGAGATTCGATACAGGACAGAAGTCGACGATCTGACGCAGTAACTTCCTAGCGCTACCGTGAACCTAACACCCCTTTGCATTTAATATGACTACTGAACGTACTGGAGAAGGCGGCACTTACCTGCTGGATCCAGAAACCGGCGAGCGCACTCTGATTCGGCGACCGTCTTCATCAACTTCATCTCAGGAACAAACCGATGGCACTGCTAACACGCAAACGCCTGATTCTGATCGAGGAGGAAAGCACGTACGGGACTGACGCTAGTCCTGATGGTGCAGACGCCGTACTAGTTCGCGATCTGAGCATCGTTCCTCTTCAAAGCGACATTGTTAGTCGTGATTTGATTCGTCCTTACTTGGGCGCATCTGAGCAACTACTGGCTAACACTCGCGTTGAATGTACTTTCAGTGTTGAGCTTGCCGGTTCCGGCACGGCTGGAACCGCTCCTCGTTACGGCAAAGCGCTAAAAGCTTGTGGCTTTAGCGAAACAATTGCTGCTAACACTAGTGTCACATATGACCCTGTTAGCACCAACTTTGATTCGGTCACCATTCATTACAACCTGGATGGAGTTCGGCACAAGGTAACTGGGGCAAGGGGAACCTTCAGCATTACTGGAGCAGTAGGCGAGATTCCAACTATTGATTTCACAATGACTGGAATTTACGTTGCACCAGATGACAGTGCTCAGCCTTCAGTTACTTACGCTGCACAGGCATCTCCTTTAATTTTCAAAAAAGGCAACACTACTGGTCTTAACGTAATGGGTTTGACGACTGCCAAGTTGTCAAATTATTCGCTTGAGATCGGCAATGAGATTGTCTATCGAGAGCTTGTTGGTGGTACTGGCGAGGTTTTGCTGACCAACAGAAACGTAACAGGCAACCTCACTATTGAGGCAGTTGCTTTGGCAACCAAGGATTACTTTGCCGCTGCCTTGGCTGAGACCGTTGGAATCATTGAGTTTACTCATGGCACAGCGGCTGGAAACATTGTCAAAGTTGACTCTGCGCGAGCAGATATCGCGGATGTCTCCTATGGGGACGAGGACGGTATTGCGATGCTGGAGATTCCTTTCACAGCTGTTCCAAGTACGGCTGGAAATGATGAAGTTGAGCTTGTCTACACCTAGACTTTAGACATGGGGTGAAGGGAGCCTTGGCGGGCTCCCTTTTTTTGTGTATGCTAAACAGGCTTATACGATTACCTAATGGCATTTGTTCGCAAAAAGGTCAAAACTTTCAAGTGGCCTGTTGAAGTTCAGGAGCCTAGTTCTGATCGCCCTGGAGAATTTGACAAATTTGAATTTACAGCTGTATTCAAAAGAGTCAAAATCTCTGAAATTGAAAAGATGGGAGATGACTCTGGCCTGCCTCTAGTAAAAAAAGTTCTTGTTGGCTGGGAAGGTATAGAGGATGAAGATGGCAAGCCTGTTCCTTTTTCATCAGATGAGCTTGCACTGTTTGCTGATGATGTTGACTGGTTGAAGGCTGTTTTGGCTAGCTACACCAAAACTTATGCGGATGCAGAATCGGGAAACTAAAAAAGGCCGCTATCTATTGGGTTAGTGGCGGCAAGCAAGTAGAAGATAAAACCAATGATGATGCTGCGGTCTTCGGCTTAAAGCTGCCTCAAAGCAGTGAGGAACCCGAAGATGTGGACTTTGAGGTGTGGGATGAGAACTGGGAGGCTGTAATGATGTTTTTGCATATGCAGACCCAGTGGACAGTCTCAATGTCAGGTTATGTTGGGCTGAAATACGAGGTATTGGTGGGTTCCGGAGGCTTGTTTGACCTATACAATGTGGAGGATCGCCGTGACGTGTTCGAGCGCATCCAAGTTTTGGAAGCAACGGCCCTAACCGAACTGAGGAAACGCTCTGATGGGAAAAATTGAACCACTCGTAATTCAGCTCAAGTTTAAGGACGCTGGCAGTCAGGCCGTTATTGATAAGGTAAAAAATAGTCTCAAGCAACTTGATATTGCAGCAAAAGGCGCTCGACCCAGAATTATGGGCTTGCGCAAAGAGATACTTGCTCAGGGCCAAGCTAGTACAAAAAGCGTTTCAAATATCAATGCACAACGTAGTGCGTTGCAAGCATTGCGTGATGAAGCAAAGATTGGTGGCAAGGCTTTTAACAAACTAACCGCTGACATCAAAAAACTTGATGATCAGATGGCTAAAGGTGGAGCTGCCGCACCAAAGAGAGGTGTAGGCGCTCGTAGGGCAACTCAAACGGCTGGCGCAATTATTTCAGGCGGAATCTTTGGTGGACCTGAAGGTGCAATTGGTGGTGCTCTAGGTGCGTTTGGTGGAGTTGAGGGTGCATTCGCAGGCGCTGCGATTGGCGCTCAGGTTGGAATGATTCGGCAAGCGGTTGGAGATATGGCTGATTATGCTGCCAGCATTGAAAAGCTAAAAATTGCTCTGAATGGTGTTTTGCCAAATCAGAATGATTTTAACTTTGCGATAGAGGCGGCTCAGTTAGCAACAAAAGAATTAAACATACCTCAAGAGCAATCTATTCGCGGTATAACGAGACTTTCTGCTGCGGTAACTGGTGCTGGTGGCCCTGTCAGAGATGCGACCTCAGTTTTTAGAAACGTTACTGCAGCTATTAAGGCAACAGGCGGTAGTAGTGAGGACGTTCAGGGCGCCATCACTGCAATGGTACAAGTGTTCTCAAAGGGCAAGGTAAGTGCCGAAGAACTTTCAGGGCAACTCGGCGAGCGCCTTCCGGGGGCCGTGACGATGTTCGCCAAGGCGAACGATATGACACTGCCTGAATTACAAAAAAACCTCAAGGCAGGCACGGTTGGGTTGAACGAGTTGATGAATTTTATTCATGAGCTTGGTGTCACTTTTGAAGGAACTGCAAGGCAAATATCTGATTCAAATGCTGATGCTGGGGCTCGGTTGTCAGTTGCAATTTCTGAGATGCAAGCAGAAGTTGGTGCAGCCTTGATCCCAATAGGATCACAATTTCAAGCAGCGTTTGCAGACTTTATACAAAAAATAACACCTTTTTTAGTTGAATTTCTTCCTAAGATTGGCAATCTTTTCCTTGAACTTGCCAAAAGAATTGACTCGTTTGCTATCGCGGCTATTGCAGGGTTCGCAGTATTTGGGGCCGCAAAGCTTGCCGCAATAGTTGTAAGCATTGGCGGCATTGGGGCTGCACTTTTAAAGCTAAAAGGCATAATGGTGGGCATAAGTCTTATAAATCCCTATACAGCGTTGGCAGCAGGGGCTGCTGCCTTAGGGTTTGCAATTAATGAAAACATTAGGCAGCAAAGAGCTTTTAACATTCTTGTGAGAGAGGGATCCGTTGCTGAAGTAGACGCTGCAATAAAAGAGAAACAATTGGAACTCGATAAAAAAATATTGCTGAAACTTGATGCAGAAAGAATAGCAGGCGGTAGGGAAAATATGGACGTTTTTTTAAGGGATGCTGTTGATGCGCCTATCAATAGATTGCAAGAAGAAATTGCAGGATTAAACGAAAGGCGTCGCACTGCGATCATAGATAGAGATCAAGGCGCTGCGATACCTGCCAACTTATTAACGCCATTTAAGTACGATCCAGTCAAACCGGATGGTTCCGGTGAAGATTCAGGCGAAGCAAATAAAAACAAATCGCTAATAGCAAGATCAAAAGAGTTACTGCGAATTCAAACAGCAAGCTTGAATGTAGCTGGGGCTCAAAATCAAACAGAAAAACTTCTCAGCCAACAGCTTAATAAAAGGGTCAAGCTGAAGGAGCAATTCAATAAACTGCTTGCAGACGCTCGAGGCGAAGAGGCTATAAGGTCGATCAAAGAGGATCGAGAACAAGCGCTAGAAGCACAGAGACAAACACAAAAACGAATACTAGACCAGCAAAATCAACTAGTAATAGACAAAGCTCTCAAAGGCGTAAACGATATAGTCACGAAAAACAAAGAGAAACTCGAGACTGATAAGGAATACAAACGCTTACTTATGGAAGGCGTTGAGCCTTCTCAGGCAAGGCAGATTATTGCTTTAACAAAACAATTAAAGCTGGAAGATGAAATATTGAAAACAAAGATTGCACAATTAAAGGAAGACCTTGCAAACCCTAACTTGTCCTCAGCAGATAGACAAAATATTCAAGGCAGGATCACTAATCTTGAAGGAGCAAGAGGCACTATCGCTGAAAGCGCACAGCAAGGCATACAAGACATAAGGGACAATCCTCCTGAGCAAAAAAGCTTTCTTGAGAAGTTAGGTTCCGAAGTAGATGAAATCGATAAAAGACTCAAAGCATTAGTCGACCCTGCTAATCAAGTTATTGGAGCCGCAAACGCTATCGGCGACGCTTTTTCAAACTCTTTCATGAGCGTTATCAAAGGAGAAGTGTCAGCAAGGCAAGCGCTTGCAAATTTCTTTAGTAGTGTGGCAAATCACTTCGCTGATATGGCTGCAAAGATTATTGCTGAAGCAATTAAAATGCAGGCTATTAAATTTATTAGCAGTATTATTGGGTCTATTGCAGGTAGTGCTGCTGGTGGAAGCTTTGGCGTAGGTGTTGGAGATGTTGGAGCAATCAATAACAATGCGTTTGCCACGATGGGCAACACTGCTTTTGGCGGGTTTTCTGCAGCAGAAGGAGCATATGTCCCTGGTGGATTAAAGCCATTTGCTAATGGAGGGATGGTTAGTCAACCAACCCTTGGTTTAGTTGGTGAGGCTGGAGAAAATGAATATATTATACCTCAGAGCAAAATGCGTACGGCGATGGCAAGATATTCTCGCGGCGTTCGTGGACCTGGAGTTATTCCAGGCAATGGTGATGATTTCTCAGGAGAGTCGTTAGCTGGTGCTGCAACTGCACCAATTGATGTTAGATATAACGTGGAGCGCATTAATAGCGTTGACTACGTGACTGCTGATCAATTCCAAACTGGAATGCAGCAGGCAGCACAACAAGGTGCTAAACAAG